CGGCGAGCGTCGCCGTGGAACCCAAGGTTGAGGCCAGCGCGGACGTTTCCGCTCACCAGGCCACGATCGACACCCTGACCGAAAAGGTTTCCAAGATGGAAAAGCTGCTCGCGACCCGCGACGAGCGACCGGCCGCCCCGGCCGTTCACGTCACCAAGGCTCCTGAGAACCAGGCGGCCGTGATCGAGGCTTCGTTCGCCCTCCAGGGCGGGCTGCCGCAGATCGAGAAGCACTACGACGCCAAGACGCTGGAGGCCGCCGCCAAGGTGCAGCGCTCGACCAGCCTGGGCGAAGTGCTTGTCGCTGCGGCCGAGGCCAACGGCTACGACGGCCCCCGCCGTCTGTCGGCTGCGACCCTGCGTCCGATCCTGGCTGCCGCGTGGGCGACCCACTCGATCGCCGGCATCCTGTCGAGCACCGTGAACAAGTTCCTCCTCGCCGGCTTCAACGGCGTCGAGAGCTCGTGGCGGTCGATCGCTGCTGTGCGTGCGGTCAACGACTTCAAGACGCTGACGAGCTATCGTCTCAACGGCGGCTTCAAGTTCGAGAAGGTCGCCAACGGTGGCGAGCTCAAGAACGCTGCGGCCAGCGACGAGAGTCGCACGATCTCGGCCGACACCTACGGCATCATGACCTCCGTCACCCGCACCGACTTGATCAACGATGATCTCGGCGCGCTGACGGCGGTGCCGCAGCGTATCGGCCGTGGCGGCGCTCTGTCCCTCAACGATGCCTTCTGGACGGAGTTCCAGGCGAACCACAACACGTGGTACACCTCGGGCCGTGGCAACCTGGAGTCGGCGGCTGGCGCGCTCTCGCTCGCCAACTTGAAGAAGTTGGCGACGAAGTTCCGCAAGCTCAAGGATCCCGATGGCAACCCGGTTGCGGTCGACCCCCGCATCCTGCTCGTGCCGGCGGACCTTGAGATCGCGGCTGCCGAGATCATGGGCGCTTCGCTCCTGGTCGGTGGCTCTTCGACGGTCCCCAATGTGAACGTGCTGGCTGGCCGGTATCAGGTCGTTTCGACCTCGTACCTGTCGAGCATCGAGGACTACTACCTCGTTGCCAACCCGGCTGACCTCCCCGCGATGGAGGTGGCGTTCCTTAACGGCGTGCAGAGCCCGATCGTGGAGACGGCGGAAGCCGACTTCAACACGCTCGGGGTAGCCATGAGGGGGTATTTTGACTTTGGCGTTGCCAAGGCTGAGTACCTCGCCAGCGTCAAGGGCGACGCGACGTAGTTCATGGGCTCGGCGGGCTGGAGCAATCCGGCCCGCCGGGCATCCCTTCCCCAAAACCAAAACCCAGAAAGCAGGTGATCTATGGCTTCTTATGTTCAGGGCGACTGCCTCCTTGACTACACGCCGTCCGCCGCTGTTTCGGCTGGCGACGTGGTCGTGCTCAATGACCTCGTGACCGTGGCCCCTCGTGCCATCGCTGCCAACGCTCTCGGAGCCGTCTCCGTCGAAGGCGTCTGGTCGATGCCGAAGGCGACCGGTGCGATCGGTCAGGGGGCTCTTGTCTATTGGGACGCCACGGCTGGCAACATCACGACGACCGCCACGAACAACAAGCGTGCCGGCAAGGCTGCGAAGGCGGCTGCGTCCGGTGATGCCACGGTCCAGGTGCTCATCAACTGCGGTTGATGTCGTTCACTCCGCAACCCCCGGCAGGTGCGCTCTCACCCTTCAGCGCGCCGCCGGGGCGTTGTGGCGTGACAGGAGACGCCCATGGCTGACCTTCTCCGTAGCGGTGCCGCGTGGCTTGCCGGGCAACTCGCGGCATCGGCGGGAACGGTCTGCGCCTACAAGCGTGGCAGCAATTCCTCGCAGTTCACGGCGTCGATCGGGCGGTCGGTCTTTGAGTCTCAGAACAGTTCCGGCGTGATCGAGTCTTGGGAAAGCCGCGACTACATCGTTTCAGTTTCGGCGTTGCCATACGGCGAGCCGCAGCGTGGCGATGTGATCGCCGAGGAGCTTGACGGCGTTTCGACGTTCTACGAGGTGGCGACGCCTCGGGGCGTGCCGCTGTTCCACTACGCCGATGCCTTCCGGTCCATGGTGCGGATTCACACGAAACAGGTTGACCGCGACATTACGTTCATCATTGACGAGCAGGGCAACGAGATCGTCGTGCCGCTCGCCGCCGACTAGGAAACAGCATGGCTCTCCAAAAGCGCGTCAGCCAACTCCCGGCGGTTTCGACGGTTGCGGCCACCGATCAACTGATCGTGTCGAGCGCCAACGCAACGAAGCGTTGCACCGTCCAGCAAATCGGCGCGTACTTTCAGGCCAACGGTGTCGCAGGCCCGGCTGGCCCGGCCGGCCCAACCGGCCCCGCCGGGGCTGGCGGCGTCACGTCGCTTCAGGGGCTGGCCGGCGGCCTCACTCTGGCGGCAGTCGGCGGGACGTGGTCCGCGAGCGGTTCGACTATTACGCTGACGGTCACGGCCGCGAGCGCCGACTGGTCGGCGATTACCGGCAAGCCCGCCACGTTCCCGCCGGCCAGCCACACCCACGACGACCGCTACTACACCGAGACCGAGGTGGACTCGCTCCTGGCGGGCAAGCAGGCGGCCGGGAGTTACGCCGCTGCAAGCCACACCCACACCGCCTCGGCTATCACCGATTTCAGCCCAGCGGCTTTGGCCGCGGTGACGTGGTCAACGCTGACGGGCAAGCCGACGTTTTCGGCCGTCGCAACGAGCGGGGCATACGCCGACCTATCGGGGAAGCCGCCCCTGTTTGACGGCGCGTATGCCAGCCTGACGAACGTCCCCGCCACGTTCGCGCCTGCGGCCCACAATCAGGCATGGTCAACGATCACCTCGACGCCGACAACGCTTTCGGGCTATGGGATTACCGACGCCGTCTCATCGTCCGACGCACGGCTGACCGATGCCAGGACTCCGACCGCGCATAATCAGGCGTGGTCAACGATCACGAGCACGCCCACGACCTTGACTGGCTACGGGATTACCGACGCTGTCGGCTCGTCTGACGCCCGCCTGACCGACACCCGCACGCCGACCGATGGCAGCGTCACGGACGCCAAGATCGCCGCAGCCGGCCTGTCGACATCCTCGCTCAACTGGGCCGCAATCCAGCCATGGGCCGCGAACACGGCCTACGCGAAGGGCGACCTCGTCAGCAACGCCGGCATTGCCTACCGGCGATCCGCATCCGGCACGAGCGGCGCGACGTTCAACGTCGCCAACTGGCAGCAGATCACGCCGAGCGAGTTTGTGGCCTCGCAGATCACGAGCGGCACGATCGCGACGGCGAGACTTGGCAGCGGCACGGCCTCCGCGTCCAATTTCCTGCGAGGTGACGGATCATGGGCTGCGGCTGGCTCAAAATCGGCATCCGACCTGACGAGCGGGACGCTATCGGAAGCCCGCCTAGACCATGTACCACTTCATCCGTTCCTGCTGATGGGAGGCTGAGATGCCACAGACACACCGGGTTCTTGGGCAGTCCGCCCCTGCCAACACGAACAACGCCGACCTCTACACGGTTCCGTCGTCCACCCAAGCGATTGTTTCGACGATCTCTGTGGCGAACCTGACGACCGCTGCGGCTACGTTTCGCATCGCCGTTCGCCCGGCTGGGGCCACAATCGCCAACCAGCATTGGATCGCCTACGACGTTTCGCTCGGTGGCTCTGACTCTGTGACGCTCACGCTGGGTGTCACGCTGGGGGCGACCGACGTTCTCACTGTTCGCAGCGGAACGGCAAACGCACTGGCATTTTCTGCCTTTGGCGTGGAGATTACTTGATGGCTGTTCAGCCCTCACTCCGTCGCCGCCGTCTGTCTAATCAGTCCGCGAGGCTCGCGCAGCCATTTGCGTGGCCTGCAAACGCTGGCGTGCAGCCGCTGAACTTCAACAACAACGGCTCGTCGATGACGGCCAGCGCGACGGCCAATACACCCGGCGCGTGGGTGCAATACATCGCGAGCAACGCGATCGCGTCAACGGACACGATATGCGCAATCCACATACTCGGCACTGGAAACAATCAGACCGCCGGAACTGACAATTCCATGCTGCTGGACATCGGCACGGGTGCTGCCGGGTCAGAAGTGATCGTCGCGCAGAACATCGCAATCGGAGGACTGGCAAACAGCAGCGGCTTCGGCCCGTTGTTCACCGTGCCTGTCCGAATAGCGGGAGCGACGCGCGTTGCCTGCCGCGTTCGCGCTGCGACCGGCTCGCGAGTTCTGACGATGACTCAAATATGGGCATCGACAACGGCGGCGACCGCACCGTTTGCGGACAGGCTCCCGACAAGCGTAGACGTTCTAGGCACCAGCGACTCAACCAGTTCAGGAACCGCGATGAGCGGCTCCAGTGGATCGTGGACTCAGATCGCGGCAAGCACCTCAAAGGATTATCAAGCCCTGGTGCTGGTGCCTAGCGGCCCAGGCAGTGCGGTCACGGCAGGTGGCATTTTTCGGCTCGACCTTGGCATCGGCGCGTCTGGCTCGGAGCAGGCCGTTGCGTACTACTACGTCCTCATGAACGGCAACAGTTGGGTCGGAATGTTCTCGTTGTCGCTGGCGACGAACACCTATGGCGGGTTTGTCCCAGCCGGGACTCGGATTGCCGTGCGGCACAACGCTGCCTCTAGCCCTGAGAGGTTGACGGCTTGCGTAATCGGGGTTCCCTATGCCTGAATCATGGTACATCGTGATTTACGCCGACACGGGCGAGGCTTACTCTGTTGGGACGGACATTGCCGATCCGATGCCAGCACAGTTCGTCGCCTTGCACCTTTCCGACGCCGACGCCCTTGCGATCAACATGGGGCGAGGCTATTGGGACGCGGCACGCCGAGCGGTTGTGATGCGGCCTGAGTCCGAGTGGCCCGCGCCGCCGCAGTGACCGTACACCCACAAGAGAGCGACACAGGAGACTAAAAATGGCAAATCCGAATCTGGCATCCGCAAGTAACGTCTACGTCGGTAACGCGCTGGTCCGGCTCACGAGCACGAGTGCCACGCAGATCGTGAGCAACGCCGCGAGCAGCGGCAAGGCGTATCTGCTCGACAGCCTCATCGTCTCGAACGTGGACGGCACGAATGCGGCCGATATCACGCTAGACCTGTTCGCGTCGGCCACGAACACGGGCACCGCCACGAAGATCGCCCACACGATCACTGTGCCGGCGGACGCCACGCTGATCGTCGTGTCGAAAGAAAATCCGATCTCGCTCATGGAGGCCCAGTCGATCTACGCCACCGCGTCAGCGGCGGACGATCTCCACGTCGTGGCCAGTTGGAAGGAGCTCTCCTGATGAACGTCGGTGACCACTGCTACCGCGACCGAAACGGCGTGGCTCACGCCACGCTGCCGTTCCGCGTCAGGCTTTCGGACGGCTCTACCAGGACGGACCCTGCTCAGTGGTTTGAGGATGAGGCCGTGCGCGAGGAAACCGGCTGGACGGAATCGACGGTTACGGCTAACGATCTGCCGCCGCAGGAGGTTGTGGTATGAGCCGTCCAAGGGCGGGATATATCGGGTTTAATCGCGTCCCGGCGGCTGCGTCCGCTCCCGGCGTGTGGACGGTGCGCGAGGCGCAAGCGCTCAAGCGGGCGGGAACGTGGCCGAGTGTGTTGCCGCAACTGCCATTTACGACGGGCCTTCAATTACACCTTGACGCTGCTGACGCTTCTACGTTGTTTGACGCCACCAGCGGCGGCTCGCT